CGGTATTCTAGACATGCAGGAGATCGTAGACTGCGCTGGCGACATCAGCAAGTACTACGACAACTTAATTGCTTATAATAACGACTTGGAACATGCAAAAAATTTAAGTCAAAAAATTCTGCATGAAAAATATGAGCACAAGAAAGCTCTGTGGCTCACACTCATGTCGGTCAACATTCTTGAAGGTGTTCGTTTCTATGTCAGCTTTGCTTGCTCTTGGGCATTCGCTGAATTGAAGAAGATGGAAGGCAACGCGAAGATCATCAAGTTGATTGCTCGTGATGAGAACCTGCATCTTGCTGGCACACAGCAGTTATTGAAGGTATTACCTACCGATGATCCAGACTTTGCAAAGATTCGTGAAGAAACTAAGGATGAATGCATTCAGATGTTTAAGGATGCAGCTGAACAAGAGAAGGCTTGGGCTCACTATCTATTCAAAGATGGATCAATGATTGGTCTCAATGAGACACTTCTTAATGATTATGTTGAATGGATTTGCAATAAACGTATGACAGCTGTTGGGTTGCCGACTATATACAAAAACGGATCTAACCCTCTTCCTTGGACACAAAAGTGGATCAGTGGTGCAGAGGTTCAAGTAGCTCCACAAGAAACAGAAATTAGCTCCTACGTCGTGGGAGGTGTCAGGAAGGATGTATCTAATGAAACTTTTAAAGGCTTTACACTTTAGTATTATTTTCGCACTTGGTGCGCTTGGGTCGATCGCATTTGCTGCCGACCAACTTCCACCTAAACCAGTAACCTCATGTGCAGCACAAATTCCATATGGCTCACCTTCAACCGTTGCTAATCATCCAGTTATCTGCCGTACTGCTTATCTCTTGGAGCATGATCCAGTTGCTAAGATTCCCAATTGGGTTGCTTGGACTCTTACGCCTGACCATGCTATTGGTTGCGTTGCTCGGACTAATGCTTTCGCTACTGACTTATCTTTACCTAACGGAGCCAGATCTACACCCGATGATTACGCCCATTCTGGTTATGATCAAGGTCATCTAGCAAACGATGCTGATATGTCTTGGGATAATCAGGTTGAGCATGAATCATTCTATATGTCTAACATGTCACCACAACTGCCATCAGTTAATCGTGGAACATGGAAGAACTTAGAATCAGCAGGACGTGCTTGGGTCTATCAAACAAAACATCCACATACATTCTATGCTGGTAATGTTTACTCTTCATCATCAAAGACAATTGGTGCAGATAAGGTAGTTGTTCCTGACGCACTATTCAAGATTGTTATTGACAATACAACTAAAAAGTCGTATGCTTTCTTATTCCCACATAAGGATGGATTGTCATCTGACTTTACTCAGTATCAGGTAACAGTGGCTGACGTTGAAAAGGCTTCTGGTATTACATTCCCAGTTCCTGATGCAAAGAATATCAAGAACCCTCCACCAGTAGCAGACCTAAAGACAATTGCTGCTGATAAGAAGAAGCAATGTAAAGGAGCATCCGATGACTGATATTGACGGAATTGTAAACGAAATCCTATATGCTGTCTCACAATCATTAATTGATGAAGATAAGCACGAAGTATTTGAATCTATCGTTTCAGTATTATCAGAAAACGATATTGACATTGAACAGTATGTTGGTATTGATACTGTATTAGATGAGGTTATTTCCTCTGAAGCAGTTGATCCTGAAGATTCTTGGGATGATGACGATGACGATGAGTGGGAAGAAGACCAGGACTATGACGAAGACGAATGAGCTATGAAAACCCATGGCTTTTTGAGGGTAACATAGTTGATTCTGAGGTTTTAGAAGACTATATTGGATTTGTTTATATTATTACCAACACTACAAACTTCAAAAAGTATATTGGTAAGAAGCTATTAAAGAAGACAAAGACACGCCAAGTCAAGGGCAGGAAAAAACGTTCTCTTGTAGAGTCTGATTGGAAGAGCTATTATGGTTCCAATAAAGAACTACAAGAGGATGTTGCTAAATTAGGTGCTCATAATTTTAGAAGAGAGATCCTAGTCCTTTGCAAGTCAAAAGGCAAGTGCAATTACGAAGAAGCACGCCTACAGTTTATACATCAGGCTTTAGAGCGTGATGATTACTACAATACATGGATCATGGTTAAAGTGAGTAGGAGTCACATAAAATGAGTTTATTTGGTAAGGCTCGAAGAGAATACGAAGAGCATAAACAAGAAATCATGCAAAGCATGATGTATATGAATAACAGGTTTGCTGGGTTAGTTGATCCTGAAACAAGACGTGTTATTTACTTTACAAGTTTCATTTATGTAGGAAGATGTTTCCAAGAGCTAAGACAAGGGCTCAAGCTAGTTCTTAACATCGGCCGCCGCTTTCCTGGTCCAATCAATACAGCAATACAACCATGGTTTTATAGATGGTGTCAAACGACACAAATGCTGGTTTATGATCCTAGCTTGGAGAACGTTGATCCATCATATATTGCAGAGTTTGAACTTATCAACGAAAAGTGCTTTGCTGTTGAAGTCCTTCTTCATAAGATAGAATTCTCACAGTTGCAACTGTATAGAGGAAGCCTTCCCTATCAAGGAGAGATATACAGAGTAAAAGCTGAACAAGCACACAAATATCTTGCAGGCGATACTGAATATCTAAACACATATTTTGTTCATGATTATGCTGAACTCAAACAGATTCCTGTAGAGCAAGCAGCTAAACAAATTATCTTCCAAGCGGAAGGTGATATAATGTATCTCAGCGGTATCGAGAACCTTAGATTAAAGTTCACAGACAAGATATTGAAAGCTGAAAAGATGGATGATATATTCTTGGCATTGAAACAATTTGAAACAGAAAGTTACGTTAATGCATCAGTCTAATGGTTTGTATTTTTATAGTGGTAGCAATATCTTTCATAACAACGAAAGATATTTTAGTGACTTGCCAAGTGAAAACTACGCTGGAATAAGCTCTTATCTTGCAATACATAAGAGCTTTGGTTCTAATTTGTCATTCCACGATCGTAGTGGGACAATCACCACTCCATTCAAGACTATTAGTATTCCAGGGTTGGAGTTGCCTAAGATGGCAAAGCAGCCACTAACATTCGAAGAGATTTGTAACAAAAGAGCAATTGAATTATTCAATAGAGCAAAAAATAACAACAAGAAGTTGGTTGTTATGTACTCTGGTGGCGTTGATAGTACTCTTGTTGTTGTTAGCTTATTAAAGAACATCAGTAAGCAAGACCTTAAAGATCATGTTATTATTCTTATGAATGATGATAGTATCGTTGAGAACAGAAGATTCTATGATGAGCACATTACAAAGGTGTTTGAAGTAAGGAATAGCCACTTCTTCCACAGATACATTGGTGACCCAAGATACATCATTGTTACAGGTGAAGGAAACGATCAGCTGTTTGGTAGTGCTGTTATTACAAACAACACACATGCATTTACAACAAAGCCATGGGAAGTTAAACCTGATCCTGATCTGCTTATTAAGCATTTTGAAGGTGAGTGTGAAAGCTATGAAGATGGAAAGATGGTTTATGAAATCCTAAACACTATCTGTTTGAATGCTCCATTTGAAGTAGACAGTATCTATAAGTGGTTGTGGTGGATCAACTTTACATGTAAATGGCAAAGTGTCTATATGAGAAGTGCAACGTTTGCAATCAAGCAACATCACGATACATTCAATATGGATGACTACACAATGTTCTACTCACCCGTTGACTTCCAATTGTGGAGCATGAATAACAGTGATAAACTGATATGTGATACGATGAAGAAGTATAAGCAAACGTGTAAAGATATCATCTATGACTTCAACAAGGACACAGATTACCGTGACTATAAGGTCAAAATGGGTAGCTTGAGAGCATTGCTGCTTAAGAAGGAAACATGTATTGCAATCAACGATCAGCTTGACTTCTTATATGAATTTGATGTTGAAACGTTTATGAGACCAGATAATACATTTGCAAATTACCGTTGACTTTTGTAATGGTTATAAGTATGATCATTAATACAGTATTGCGGGCGTGACGTAATAGGTAACCGTATCAGACTTAAAATCTGAGTTCTGGGAGTTCGAGTCTCCCCGCCCGCACCATTAACAGGTGTAATATGCGTACTAAATTTGATCTAGAAGAAATCAGAAAATTCATTCGTAACACATCTCCTGAAACAGCAATTTATATTGGTGCTGACTCAGAACGCTATCGTAAGAAGAAGTCACAGCTGTGGATGGCAGACTATACGCTAGCTGTTGTCGTTCACTATGATGGCTGTAGAGGTTGTAAAGTGTTTGGTGAAGTAATAACTGAACGTGATTACGATCAGAAGATGGACAAGCCAGCAATGCGTCTTATGAATGAGGTAATGAAAGCTGCTCAGCTTTATCTTGATCTTGCAGATGCTATTGGTGATAGACACTTTGAAGTTCATCTCGATATCAATCCTGATCTTAAGCATGGATCATCTTGTGTTGCACAACAAGCTGTAGGTTACATTCGCGGTATGTGTAATGTTGTTCCTATGATAAAGCCAGATGCATTTGCTGCTTCTTATGCGGCTGATAGGCTTAAGGATATTCTGGCTGCTTAACATGACAAAGCAAATAACATTAGCAGTAGCGTTGATAGCGCTACTGTTTTCGTGTAACCATGCGGTTGCTGCTAATAAAACTCATAAATACTATTCAAATGTAACATGGTATCAGTGTTGCAAGAAGACAGCAAATGGTGAGCAATTTGATCCAAACGGATTCACAGCTGCTCATCGCTCACTTCCTTTTGATACTATTGTAAGACTTACAAACCCAAAGACAGGACAGTCTATTGTTGTAAGAATTAATGATAGAGGGCCATTCTCAAAGGGTAAAGAGTTTGATGTTAGTCGTGGTGGAGCTATTGCGCTAGGATTCTTTCACAGTGGAACGGCAAAGCTGCTAGTAGAAGTATTAAGGAAAGCAAAATGAATTATCTTCTAGACCACTTTGATGAGTTTGTTGGATTGATCTTTGATGACGAACAATCTAAGATCCACACACGAGCAAGTGTTGTTGGATTAACTTCAGTAAATGTAATACCAGATAATGTAGATAACATTGATGTGGACGACAATCGTCTTAATGTTTGGGTTGACCTAGTATCAAACAAAATCAATAAATTTACAATAGGTTAATGAAAACAATAATCAATCACATCTTTGGTAATATCGATGCATACGATTACCAAGGCTATAAGCTATCATTAGATCTAGAGGATGATAGAGAATCGGATGCCCTCAGTCAAGGCTGGGGAATACAGAATGGCGAGTGGTACGCTTCGCGTATGGTTCGCCTTGATCTATCAAAGCACAATAAGCTACCAAAGCCTGTCAAGCAGCATACATTCACAATAGCAGATAACATATATCCTACAGAAGAGATACAAAGAGTATTTGATGATTTTGTTACCGCTAGAAATTTTACACCACAGTATAATATATCATCTGACATTTATAGAGTTAAATGGTTACTTGTTCACAAAGACGAGAGACTCGTTGCGTTCACTAAGTTTCTCCTGTATGATGGTGGAATAGAAAGTCAATTTACTGCTTGGGATTATGCTGAACCAAAACTATCACTTGGAATAAAGATAGTTGATTATGAAGTTCAGTATGCAAAATCATTAGGATTAGATTACCTTTATATTGGTCCTGGCTATGGTACAACATGCTTATACAAATGCAGATTTGATGGGTTTGAGTTTTGGACTGGGTCTAAGTGGTGTGATAGCGTAGATGAGTATCACATGCTATGCAATAGAGATTCGTCGATAAATACACTAGAGCAATTATCAAAATTAGTGTGGAACAAATAAATGCCAGGTGTAATGAGTAAGCGTGGAACGAAAAACGTTCCTAAGATACTTTCCAAAAAAGCTAAAGAAATGATGAACGATGACAAGTTCAAAGCTCGTATGGCAAGATGTCATCTTACTCCTATCAATAGAAATTACGACATTCCTTATCTTGCTGGCTATTCAAAAGATGGTAAGACAGTCTATATTGATAAGCATTTAAAGACAAAGTGGAATGGTGTTGATCTTTCTCCATTCCTTCGCATACATGAGTGTGCTGAGAAAGCTATATTGGATCTTGATCATTTAACATATCAAGAAGCACACCATGTTGCAACTCACTTAGAGCGTATGGCAGTTGAGAAAGCTGGACTCAGTTGGAAAGAGTATAGTGCGTATCTTGATCCATACATTAAGAAAGTTCATTACGAACATCTTGATAAGGTTCCAAAAGACTTAGATCTTGAACCATATGCTGATGAGCATGACAAGAAAGTTCTTACAGCTCTGATGTCTAAAGAGCATGTCAAGAATGTTGTATCAAGAACGGTTAAAGAGAGTGTTGGTCTTCCTATTGACGAAACAAAGATTAGCCTTGAGTATCATGATGAGTTGAATCCCAAACTATGGCTTGATTTTGAACTTAAGCCAGAGATTAAAGATAAGCTGATAGCTTTTGGTTATGCATGGGCAGACTTTGCTATGATACCAAGAACCATGATCCAAGACATTATTATCTTGGGTGGAAACGCTAATTATAACTATACAAGTAAGTCAGACATTGACGTTCATATCATCATTGATAGATATAAACTACCAGCAAACAAGCCAATGGTCGATGACTATCTACAATCGAAGAAGATGTTATGGACTCTTACACATAACATTAAGATAGCAGGATTGCCTGTAGAACCATATGCTCAAGACTCATCAGCACCTTATCCAGAGAATCAAGGTGTATACAGTCTACTAAAAGGACAATGGATACAAAAGCCTATTAGAAAGCAAATGGACTTCAAAAACGATCCTAATTTAAAGAAGAAGGTTATGTTCTACAGTAACATGATCAATTCAATGATCAAAGGTAACATGAGTGCTGAAGCATTTAGAGACCTTAAGAGTAAGATATCAAATATGAGGGCTGCTGCGATTGCGCAAGGTGGAGAGTTTAGCTTTGAGAATCTAGTATTCAAAGAGTTACGTAATCGTGGCTTATTAGATAAAATGAACAAGTACATGAGTACTTTACATGACAAGGAGTTGAGTTTATAATGCTAGAGGAAATGGTAAAACAAGATATGATAGAGAATGGATTCAATCCTTCTAGTTTTTCCGATGTAATTACATATTGGGCGGAGAGATTACAATGATTGGTAATGTAGAGATCTATACAAAGCAAGATTGTCCTTACTGCACAAAGGCAAAGGTTCTTCTACGCAACATGGACATACCTTTTAGTGAACAAAAGCTAGATCAGGACTTTACAAGACAGATTCTATTAGAAAAGTTCCCATATGCTAAGACGTTTCCAGTAATAGTTGTTGACGGCTTCCACATTGGGGGGTATAGTCAGCTAGTAGAGAAACTTAATACGGTGGACAACCGTAAATTATTAAATGAAGGAATATGAATCCAATGATGAAGTACAATCGTGATGAAGTATTGAAAGACCTTAAGCATAATGTGTGTGAAATTCACTTCACTAAATTAAATGGAGACCAGCGTGTAATGAAATGCACATTGTGGCCTGGTTATCTTCCTCAGACTGTTGATTACAATCACCTTGGTGAAATGCATGAGAAGCCTGAGAATAAGAATACAGTTGTTGCTTGGGACGTTCAAGCAAATGGCTGGCGTTCGTTCCGTATTGACAATGTCTCTTATGTAGAAACCATTGAGAACTTCTAATGTCTAAAATTGTGATGGTTGATACTATTAGTAGCTTCCGCATTCGCTATGCTATCATGTTAGATGATACAGCTGATGCTGAACATGCTATTGATACGGTTGTTTTTGAACAACACAATCCTGATCTGTTGAGAGAATTCTCTCAAGAACATATTGGTTATCACATCTCTTCCCATCGAGAGATTGATGAGAAGGAATACCTTCGCATGTTTGACGAAGACAATTCATATCTTAAGTCATGGTCTAAAGATCAGAAGCTTAAACTTATACGTGATACTCGTGATCTAAATAAACAACAAATCCCTGATTTGAATAATGCAACAACTGGCGGTTGGCCAACCTCTGAAGGAGTAATGAAATGAGTGACTATTGGGGCTACCATTTAATTTTCGATGCATCTGGCTGTGATCACGATGCTATTACATCTCACGATAACATCTATAACTTTGTTAAACAGCTTGTTAAAGACATTGACATGGTTCCTTATGGCGAACCTCAAATCATTGACTTTGGTAGCGGAAACAAAGCAGGATATACCCTTGTTCAATTGATTGAAACAAGTAACATTTGTGCTCACTTTGTTAATGAGCATGATCATATGTATCTTGATGTGTTCTCTTGCAAGCCATATGATCCAAATATTGTTATGGATCTTGCAAAGCAGTACTTCAAGTGTGGTAACTTCAATACTGCATTCATTGAGCGCCAAGCTCCAACATCAGATGTTCAGGTTGAAGTAACCGAATAAGGTATAACATGAAAATACTAGTGACTGGTGGACTTGGGTTCATTGGTAGTTTCCTAGTAGAGAGATTGATTGAGAACAAGGATAACTATGTTGTTGTCGTTGATAATCTCTCTACAGGTGATGAGCAATGGAAGCTAAGTACGTTTAAATATCCAAACGTAAAGTACTTCATAGATGATGTAGATTTCTTTTGTAATAATGCAAAAGCTATGGGTCAAGAATCATTTGATTATGACATCATCTTTCATCTAGCAAACAATGCTAGAATCTCAATGTCGTTTGACTATCCGGAAGAAACTCTCCTCAATAACTATAAAAGCACAATAGCAATCTTAGAAATGATTAGGAAAGATTGTCCTAAAGCTAAGTTGTTCTATGCATCATCGAGCACGACAGAGTTTACGGATAAGTTTAATAATCCATATACATTCAGTAAATTTGCATGCGATGACCTCCTTGAACTTTATGCAAAGCATTATGGTGTTGACTATTCAATTGTTAAGTTCTATAATGTATATGGTTCAATGAGAGAAAAGGATCTTGGTGACTATACAACGATCATTCGTAAGTTCAAACAGAAAGTACAAGAAGGTCTTCCTCTTCCTGTATATGGACCTGATCGTCGTAGAGACTTCACAAGCATTGAAGATACAATCGATGCTCTTGAAATGATTACGTTGAAGAATGAGCATGAAAGAGTATACCATATTGGTACAGGTCGCAACTATACAATCAAAGAGATTGCAGAAGCATTTGACCATCCAATTGATTACCAATTAGGTAAGAGAACGTATGAGCTACATACTACTCTCAGCAAGCCAAACGTTGCTGGGTGGAGAGCTACAAGTGATGTGATTAAACATATTAGACAATGGAAGGCTGAACATGGCACTAGCAAAGGATGAATTGAGCACAAAAGCAATGGGTGGTAGTGAGCTTATGAAGTATGAGCTTGCAAAGCGTATTGATCCAGAACTATTCGATCAGTTTCAAATTTATGTATCACGTGTACAAGAACCACGCGACCCAAATAAGATTGCAATCTATTGGCATCAAGATCTTCCAGAAGATCCACATAGTGTTGAACCACTAAAGAATGGTGGATGGAAGAACTTTGATATGCTTGTGTTCAATTCATATTGGCAGCAAACAGCATATCAGAAAGCATTCAACATTCCATATTGGAAGTGTGTGACGCTTTGTAATGCTATTATTCCTTTTGAAGATCATGTGAAGCCAGATCCTAAGGAGAAAGTTAACATCATCTATCATACAACTCCTCATCGTGGATTAGAGTTGCTTGTTCCTGTATTTGAGAAGTTGTACGAGCAAGATCAGAACATAGAGCTTGATGTGTATTCTAGCTTTAGCATGTATGGTTGGAGCGAGCGTGATGCTCCCTATCAAGGTTTGTTTGATAGATGTAAGCAACATCCTGGTATTAACTATCATGGTTATCAGAAGAATGATGTCATTCGTGAAGCATTGAAGAAAGCTCACATCTATGCATATCCATCCATCTGGACTGAGTCATCTTGTATTAGCTTGATGGAAGCTATGTCTGCTAGTGTACTTTGTGTACATAGTAGCTTAGGAGCATTGTGGGATACAAGTGGTCAGCTGACAAGAATGTATCAGTTTGATGAAGATCCTAATGTTCATGCTGCAAGGTTTATGGATATTCTCAAAGTGTCGATTGATGATATGAGAAACAATCAACATATCCAGGAAGAAGTGACATTCACACGGTTCTATGCAAATGTTAGATTTAATTGGGATCGTAGAGAGCGTGAGTGGAAGTCACTAATGACATCTCTTGTTAATGCTAAGCAAGCAGGACAGTTGAAGAATAGAGAAGAACCAAAAGATCGTTTCGTCTATCGCGTATAAATAGTAGATCAAAACCAGAAGGTTCCAATGGACAACGTTGTACAGTTTCCTAAGTTCAATCCTAGAGTAACTCTAAACGAAACTGATATCGAGGACAGAGTATCCTCACTTAAACATCATCACATTAACCAAACGCTTGATGCATTGATGCCGTTGTTGTTTTCACAATTGGATGTAGCTGGTTTTGATTTCTCTGTTGACGATGAAGAAGTAGATCCTTATATTAAGGATGGAGCATTCCTAGTAGAAGCAGTAAGGTCTTTACTGTGTAAGTACTATGGAATATTCCATCCTTTTAATATTATTGCAGAAGAAGTATACACTAGAGAGAATACTGAGCCAGGAACATTGAGAGTTGTAGATCATCTCAATGTTCGTTTAAGAGATGCTAATGAGGGAAACAGCTAAGCTGTATTTGATATGATAATCGTTGATCTAAACCAAACTATGCTATCTAACCTAATGATGCAATTAGGTAATCACACAAATGCTCAGCTAGAAGAAGGTATGGTTCGCCATATGGTTCTTAATGCATTGAGAGCATATAAGACTAAGTTCACAGATGAGTTTGGTGAGATAGTTATTGCATGTGACAATAGAAACTATTGGCGTAAGCAAGTGTTTCCATACTACAAAGCTAATCGTAAGAAGAGTCAGGAAGCATCAGAGCTTAACTGGCAAGCTATCCACGAGTGTATGAATAAGATACGTTCAGAGCTCAAGGAGTTCTTTCCATATAAAGTAATTGATGTTGAAGCTTGTGAAGCTGATGACATCATTGCAACTCTTGTTAGAGAGCATTCAAACTTTGGTAGTATGGAAAACATACTAATCCTTTCTGGTGATAAAGACTTTATCCAGCTTCACACAAATGCAAACATTAAGCAGTACGATCCTGTTCGTAAGAAGTGGATCAAGCATGATGATCCTAAGAAGTATTTGTTTGAACATATCCTCAAAGGTGATGCAGGTGATGGTGTTCCTAACATATTGTCTGACGATGACACATTCATTATCAGTACAAAGAAACAAAAGCCAATGAGGCAGAAGACAATTGATGAGTTGTGGATAGAATATGATAGCACAAATTCTATCAGTAAGCATGAGCGTAACTTTGCTCGTAATAAGACTCTGATTGATCTAAGTATGATTCCACAAGAGATAGAAGAAAAGATATTAAAAGAGTTCAACGAACAGCCAAAGAAAGATAGATCTAAGCTGTTTAATTATTTTGTTTCACATAAGTTAAAGAACCTTATGGAATCGATACAGGAGTTTTAAATGAAAAGTGTATATGAGTTTCTTGATGCAGTATCAAAGCTAAGAAAGAAAGAAGAGAAGGTTAATGCTCTTCGCAACAATGATACGTTTCCAGTTCGTACTGTTTTGCAAGCAGTATTTGATCCACGTATTAAGTTCCTACTACCAGAAGGTATTCCTCCTTATAGACCATCAGAGTTAGTTGATCAGGAGAATGTATTTGTAAAAGAATGTCGTAAGCTAGTATACTTCATTGAAGGTCCTTATCCAGGACTCAATCAGAACAAGCGTGAGATGATGTTCATTGAGCTATTAGAAGCTGTCGACAAGAAAGATGCTCAGCTATTAGTTTCTATCAAGGACAAAGTATTACCATTTAAAGGTATCACAGAAGATATCGTTCGTGAAGCATATCCAAATCTACTTCCACAGGAGTCTAACAAATAAAATGTCTAAGTCTAAGCATAACAAGTACAATGATCGCTATGCAGATCGTGATTATGTTGATGGTTATGGGGTCGATAATAGATCCGAACGAAAGAATAAGAGAGAAGAGCGTAGATATCAAAGAGCTCTTCGTACAAAAGACGTTTCTAATCTAACAAAGTATGATGAGGATTACGACGATACATTCTATGATAGGGAATATCAATAATGCCAACATACGTTTTTCGTAATACAAAAACAGAAGAGTACCACGAAGAGTTTATGAGTATGAATGATGTAGATCAGTATCTTAAAGACAATCCTGATCTTGTTCAAGAGCTAACAGCACCTAGTATTGTTTCTGGTGTTGCTGGTAAGAAGCCAGACTCTAGCTTCAGAGATATCTTAAAGAATGTCAAGCGTGAGCATTCAAGAGGATTCACAAAGAGTACAGTTAACACATGGTAATGCTTGCAGTAACGTTTCTAGTAGCAACATTTGTATTAGTAAGGGTAGCATAATAAATATTTAAGTTATCATCATTCCTCTAACCAAAAGAGAATCCATGTCTGAAAGATTAACAAGAAAACAAAAAAGAATTCAGCAACAGCAATCAAGACATACAGAACCATCTAAGCAAAACGATCTCAGATTAAACTTCAAGCTAAAGCATATAGATCCTCTCACAGAGAATCAAAAGAAAACTTTCAATGCATATCACAATGAAAAGAACCTAGTCTTGCATGGTATTGCAGGAACAGGTAAGTCATTCATTGCTAACTATCTTGCAATCAAGCAAGTGTTAGAAGGTGAAAGCAGATTCAAGAAAGTAGTTATTGTTAGATCAGTAGTACCAACAAGAGATATGGGATTCTTGCCTGGTAGTAGTAAAGACAAAGCAAAAGTATATGAAGCTCCATACTATGCAATCTACACAGAGCTATTCAATCGTGGTGATGCATATGAGTATCTAAAGCAAAAAAGTTTCATTGAATTCATCAGCACATCATTCATCAGAGGTATAACATTAAACGACTCAATCGTTATTGTAGATGAAATAGCTAATCTCTCACTTCATGAACTAGATTCAGTAATAACAAGAATTGGACAGAACTGTAAAGTAATCTTCTGTGGAGACTATAGACAATCAGACTTCACAAGAGATAACGAGAGAGCAGGACTATTAGACTTCATGAAGATAGTAACAAGAATGAAGTCATTTGAGACAATAGACTTTGAGAGGGAAGATATAGTTAGATCAGCTCTAGTAAAAGAATACATTATTATGAAAGACAACTTAAACATCGTTGTCTAATACTATAGGAGGAGTAAATGAATACAGCAAAAACATTATCTCACTACAATAGCCTAAAGTATAAACATACAGCTTTAGATAAACATATTGAAATACTAGAGAAAAAGCATGCTCCAGCAGAAGAACTACATCAGCTAAAGAAACAAAAACTTAAATTAAAAGATGAAATACATTTTTGTGAAAAAAAGTTAAATCATTAAATTAGCTGTTGACGTTTTTGCCAAAATAACATATAGTCTGTATATTGAATCACAAAAGGACTCAGATATGCAGACTATTTCTTTATCCAAACCAAACTTTGATCTTCTCATTGTCAATCTATTAGAACATACAGATAGTCTACAAACAGTAATAGACATAGTATATCTTGCTAGCTTCAGCAACTTCAAAA